GCCGACCGAAATCTCTCCCCGCGTCGCGCGAGGTCACCCACAGTGGCTAGGGCCGGGCGGAACGAGTTGGCGGTCAAGCGACAGGTCCGCAAGCTCGACCCGGATGTGCGGAAGTCTGCGATGGCTGAGCTGGCGTTGACGCTTGCCAGCGCACTTGACGGGGAGTTGCGCGGGAACTGCGCGACCTGCCAGGCGGTGGCCGACATCCGGATTGAGGCGACGGCGAAGGATTTGGCGTCGGTGGCCAGGGAGTTCCGCGCGACGTTGATCGCCCTGGAGATGACCGCCGATGACGACCTTGCTGGCGCCCAGCTCGCAGCTCACCTGTCCGCCCCGGTGGGCAACCCCCCGAAACTTCGGGCGGCCGACGCTGGGTCCGCGGGTCGGGGAGGTCGCGGCGCTGCTGGGGACGCCGTTCATGCCGTGGCAGCAGCAGGTCGCCGACGTCGCCCTGGAGGTCGACCCGGATAGCGGGCTGCTGGCGTACCGGGAGATCGTCGTGACGGTCCCCCGGCAGTCGGGCAAGACGACCGCGATGCTGACGGTCATGGTGCACCGGGCCCGTGCGTGGCCGCGGTCGCGGATTCTCTACACCGCGCAGACCCGCAACCACGCTCGGCAGAAGTGGGAAGACGAGCATGTGGCGGTGCTGGAACGTAGCCCACTGCGTAAGCAGTTCCGGGTGCGGCGCTCCAACGGGTCGGAGGCGATCCGCTGGCACAACGGCAGCATGCACGGGATTTCGTCGCTGACGGAGAAGGCCGGCCACGGCGACGTGCTCGACTTGGGCGTGGTCGATGAGGCGTTCGCGCATGATGATGCCCGCGCCGACCAGAACCTCAAGCCGACGATGATTACCCGCCCGCAGCCGCAGCTGTGGGTGGTGTCGACCGCCGGCACGCCGAAGTCGGTGTACCTGCGTGGCAAGGTCGAGGCGGGCCGGCTGCGCTGTGACCACGGCGCCGCCAGCTCGGTCGCGTACTTCGAGTGGTCGGCGCCCAACGATGCGGACCCGGGTGACCCGGTGACGTGGCGTGCCATGATGCCGGCCCTGGGTCACACGATCGACGAGCCGCGGATCCGGCAGGAGTTCGAGGGGATGGAGCTCGCGGAGTTCCGCCGCGCCTACTTGAACCAGTGGAACTCGGAGATCCCGGCCGAGTGGCTGGTGGTCGGCCAGAAGGCGTGGGCGGCGCTGGAGGACGCCCGGTCGCAGGCTGAGAACCCGGTTGCGTTCGCCGTCGACGCCACTCCTGACCGGACCTGGGCGTCGGTCGCGGCTGCCGGCCGCCGCGCCGACGGGCTGCTGCATGTTGAGGTCGTCAAGCATCAGCGCGGCACCGACTGGGTTGTGCCGTGGCTGGCCGAGCGGGTGCCGCGGTGGAATCCGTGCGCGGTCGTGCTGGCCAGCCGCGGGCCCGCGTCGTCGCTGGTTCCCGAGTTTGACGCGGCCGGGATCGAGCTGCTGAAGCTGTCGGCTGGGCAGGTCGCGCAGGCGTGCGGGTTCTTCTACGACGCTGCCGGCGCGAACCCGGAGGTTGACCGGCCGGCGTGGCTGCGGCACCTCGGCCAGCCGGAGTTGACCACGGCGCTGGCCGGCGCGATGGCGTTGCCGGTCGGTGACATGTGGGTGTGGGCCCGCAAGGGTCTCTCGGTGGTGATCTCCCCGCTGTACGCGGCGACGCTGGCGCTGTGGGGTGTGCAGACCGCCAAGGCGCCGCTGCGGCCGATGCTGGTGGTTTCCAACCCGAACAGGTGAGGCTTGTGCGATTACGGCAACGGTTGGCTGGCTGGTTCGGGTTTGGCGCCGTTCCGCCGGCGGCGTCGTTTGGAATGGACGTCCCGGCGGATCTGTGGAATGTGATGACCGCCGGGGGGGCGATTGCGCCGCGGATCAGCCGCGCCGAGGCCCTGCAGGTCCCCGCGGTCCTGCGCGCCCGGAACCTGATCTGCGGGACCGTCGGGTCCCTGCCGCTGGTCACGATCGGCCCCGACCGCAACGAGGTCCCGGGGACGTATCTGCTCGGAGGGAACATCGACCCGGAGATCCCCAACAGCGTCATGATCGCCTACACGCTGGAGGACCTGCTGTTCGAAGGGCTCGCGTGGTGGCGGGTGACCCGGGTCGGCTGGCACGACTACCCGGTTCAGGCCCGCTGGGTGCCGACCAGCGCCGTGCATGTCGCGGCGGGCAGCACGCAGATGCCGTCGCAGATGCTGGTCTCCCCCGACCAGCCGATCCCGGTCGACGGGCAGATCTTCATCGACGGGATCCCGGTACCCGACCGGGAGGTCATCCGGTTCGACTCGCCGAACCCGCCGCTGCTGCGGCACGCCGCTCGGGCGATCCGGACCGCGTTGCTGCTGGATGCCACCGCCAGCCTGTACGCGGAATCACCGCAGCCGCTGACGGTGTTCACCCCACGCGACGGCGGTGTCGACGCCGGCAGCGAGGAAGAGATCCAGGCCATGCTGGACAGGTGGGAGCACGCCCGGGCGCGCCGCGCGACCGGCTACGTCGGCGCCGCGTTGAACCTGGACACCGTCGGCTGGTCCCCGGAGCAGCTCCAGCTCGCCGACGCCCGCCAACATGCGGTCCTGGAGATCGCCAGGGCGACCGGCGTGGACCCGGAGGATCTCGGCGTGTCCACGACCAGCCGGACGTACGCGAACGCGGAGACCCGCCGCCGTGACCTGGTCGACTTCACCCTGTCGGCCTACATCTCGGCGTTGCAGGATCGCCTGTCGATGCGGGATGTGCTGCCCCGCGGCTACCAGGCGAAGGTGAAGCTGGACGCGTTCCTGCGCTCGGACACCAAGACGCGGATGGAGACCTACAAGGTCGGCCTGGAGGTCGGCGCGTACACCACCGAAGAGATCCGGGTCGCGGAGGACCGCCCGTCGCTGCCCCCCGGGCAGCCGGCGCCGCTACCAGCGCCGCCGGGGCCGACAGAGGAGGAGCCGAGCATGGCAGCCGACGAGCCTGCCGCCCAGTTCGACCGTGACCTTCCCGGCCACTGGTTCGCCGCGGTCGACAGCCCACCGTGGGGGTCGATCAGCCAGGCCGACTACACCCCGGAGCAGTGGCGCCGCGCCTGCCTGATCGACACCGGCCAGGGCGACGCGGACTCCAAGGCGCGGTACAAGCTGCCAGTCAAGACCCCGGGCGGGGCGGTCCACCGCGGCGGCGCGCACGCCGCGGCTTCGGTCCTGGCCGGCGGCCGCGGTGGCGTGTCAGCCACCGCCGAGCAGAAGGCGCGGGCCGCTCGAGCGCTGGTGCGGATCTACCGGTCCGACCTCGACGAGGAACCTCCTCCCTCGCTGCTGCGGGCGGCGGGGAGCTCGGTGAGCGCGGACGCCGACCCAGCGCATCCGCTGCTCAGCTTCGACGACCCGGACGCCTACGCGTCGTTCCGGGTCAACGAGGCGAAACGCACCATCTCCGGGATGGTCGTGCCGTGGGGCAAAGTCGCAGTCTCGCGTGGTTCCCGTTGGCGGTTCTCAGAGAACTCGCTGCGGTGGCCACCTGCACAACTGGATCGCGTGAAGCTGAACCTCGGGCATGATCGCTATCAGTCCGTAGGTTATGCGGCCGCGGCCCGCAATACCTCCGCTGGTCTTGATCTCACGTTCAAGATCGCTGAGGTGCCGGAAGGCGACCGGGCGCTCGCCTTGGCCGCCGGGAAGGCTTGGGATGGGCTGTCCATCGAAATCGACTTCGAGGATGAATTCGGCGACGAATGGCAGCAAGACCCGACTGACCGTTTAACGCGATTGGTCCACCAGGCCAAGTTGATGCATGTGGCGCTCACCCCGGCGCCAGCATTCGACGATGCCCGTGTGGCGGCTGTCGCGGCCAGCAGATCACAAGCAGAGGGAGGTATCGCGGATGGCCGCGACGTCCAAGGAGCAGCCGGAGAAGGACAACCAGGAGCCCCGAGAGTACGAGTTCGATCTCGACAGCTTCACCGAGGGGCTGGGTAAGCAGCTCGTCGAGTCCCACCGCAAGCTCACCGAGGACCTGACCAGCTCGCTCAGCGAGTCGTTCGCCGGCGGGGTCAAGGCCGCGCTGGAGAACATGGTCGACCCGCAGCGTGACGGCCCCGAGCCGGTCCGCGCGGCCCGGTTCCAGGTGACCCGCGAGGCGCCGATCTACACGTTCGACGGCCGCGGCTCGTCGCTGGTCCGCGACGCCTGGTATGCGCAGCGGGAACACGACGACGACGCCAAGGAGCGGCTGCGCCGCTTCCACGCGCAGTCCAACGAGATCGCCAAGCTCGCCGCCGGCCACGTCTCGTTCGCCGCCGCCAACGCCGCGGCGGAATTCACCACCGTCACCACCGGCACCGCCTCGGCGGTGATCCCGCCGGGCTACCGGCCGGACCTGTTCGTGACGCTGCTGGCGCAGGACCGGCCGCTGGTGAACGCCGCCTCGAGGGGCACGATCGCCAACGCGACCCCGTTCGTGGTGCCGGTGTTCGGCAGCATGACCAACCTGACCGACCCCCACACCGAAGGCGTGACCCCCAGCGAGGGGTCGATCACGATGACGACCAAGACGGTCACGCCCGGCGCGATCTCGGGGAAGCTGCCGCTGACCCGGGAGATCGTCGACTCGTCCAACCCCGCGATCGACCAGATCGCGTTGGCGGCGATGCGGGAGGACTACGCCCGCCAGACCGAACTCAACGTGTACACGCTGCTGAACGGCGCCAGCGGCTCCGGCGGGACGATCACCGCCGGGTTCGTCCCCTCCGGCTCGCAGGCCGCGACCGTCGCCGCGGTCGCGAGCCCGAAGCTGCTCGTGGATGCGCTGCGGATCGCGCTCGCCAAGTACCCGTTCGCCCGGTTCGCTGCCCCGTCGATGGCGCTGATGGGGTCGAACCCGACCACGCTGCTCGCCACCGCGAAGGACACCACCGACCGGCCGTTGCTGCCGTCGACCGGCGCGACCAACAGCGCCGGGCTTGGCAACTCGGTCACGCAAGGCTGGTTCATCGACGGGCTCGCGCACATCCCCGCGTGGGTGGTGACCGGTACCGCCGCGGGTGACACGCAGGTGTTCACCCTCAACCGCAACGACCTGTGGGTGTGGGAGTCGCCGGTGCTGGCGTTCCGGTTCGAGGAGAAGTCCGGCCCGCAGATCATCGAGCTGGCCCTGTTCGGCTACTTCGCGACGCATCTGCTGCGTCCGGTCGGCCTGTCCGGCATGCGGATCACCTGAGCGGAGGAGACTCAAGGATGGTTACCCACCGCGCTGGCGGCTGGGTCGACCGCGAGGACGGGGAGGGCTGGGTGTTGGACGACACTCAGCCCGAACCCGCGCCGGAGGCGGTCGAACATCAGCCGCTCAAGCCGACCATGGAGGCGGCCGGCGGGTGGCGGCTGGTCCCCGAACCGCCACCGACCGAACCCGAACCCGAACCGGCTGTCGAAGTCGAGGCCGAGCCGGAGCCGCCATCCGAGCCCGAGCCGGAGGCGGAGGCGGAGGAGCAGCCGCGGCCATCCAACGCGGAGGTCCGCGCCTGGGCGAAGGCCGAGGGCATCAACGTGCCCGCCCGCGGTCCCGTCTCCGACGACCTCGTCGCCCAGTATCTGAACAGGGAGGCATGATGGCAGCCCTCACGGTCCGCGATGGCAGCGCCGGCCTCGCGGTCGCCAACCTGGACACCCCGGCCGGCGGTGGCGATACCGTCGCCGCCGGCGTCTCCGCTGGCGGCTGGCATCTGCCGGTGGTCCTGGTCGTCCGCAACGCCGACGCGACCTCCACCAACGTCACCGTCGGTTCGCTGCCGGCGGTGACGGTCGCGGCTACGACCGGTACGGCGGTCATCCCCGTCGTCAGTAGCCCGTTGGGTACGCCGGTGGCGGTCACCTATTCGAAGGTGACGTCGCTGACCGTCGGCGCGTTCCGACTCACCAACCCACTGGCATAGCATGCCGCTAGCCGCAGAAAACTTCGTCCAGGAGAGTTTCGGGTCCACTATCCGCCCCATCGGCAGCACCACGCTGGTGAT